ATCAGCATCACGCTTTGCTGTTGGGTCTAGGAATACGTCAAAGGCTGGAAGAATCTCTTCCCGTACATCACCAATCTGGATGTTTTCATAACCTGTAATCTCACCTGTTTCAGGAGAGAAGTAAGGCATAACCTGTTCGCCGTTAGCATCCCAGTAAATCTTCAGGTAAGACGTTCCACATACACAAGCCCAGCGGACACGTTCCTTGAGCTGAGTTTCACGACTGAACTGTCGGTTGTAATGGTTGCAGATGTGGTTTGCTTCATCAGATGCTAATAGGTCCCGTTGCGACTGAGACAGTGGAACAGCCCTTGCATCTGGACCAACTTGCGTAAGCTTGCCTACTACACCATCAATCAATGGACGCATCTTATTGACTGTGATGTAACGGTTAGGCTCATCCTTATTCTGTAACTGGATAAGATTACGAGTCTGGCTTGAAATACGAAACCACTGCCGACCCTCAAAGAAGGCTACTGACATAGCCCATTCAAGTTCCATCTCTTGCCTAGCACGATAAGCAATGTCAAATTGTTCTTTGACAAACTTGGTAATCTTTATCTTTTCTTCGTCTGGTGCTTCAGGTAATACCTTCCACTCATTAGAGTTATGGTCAAGAGTAAGATTATTATCAGTAATAGTTTCATCGTTCTTCAACTTCGCAGCACCAGGGATACCTGATACAAGTCGTTGTTCGTAAGCCATTACCTTAGGCTGGTTTTCTTCCTGAATCTTCTGTTCAGCAAAGGACACAAGCCCAGACATAACGTCCATCCCACTAGTATTCTTATTCCTTTTACGCTGAAGCGGCAGTCTCATCAGATGTACCATCCCTTGTCATCCTGTGTTTTCTTCACAGGAATGTTTCTACGAATGCAGTGTAATTCATATGCAGTATACATACACGCACTTGCAACTATAAATGCGAGTGTACCAAAGTAAATATCTGTAAATCTCACAGGTAATCTTTCCTTCCATATCCATCATCTGCCCACAAAGGTTTCCACGTTTTCATGTCAGAAGTCTCTGGACACTGAACAGGATATTCACGCCACATCAATCCATACCTAAACGAGTCAATAGCGTGGTCGCTACGTGTACCACCATCAATATCTTCAGGGTCTCGTGGGTCAGCCATAGTCTTGCCTAACTCACGTATCAGGTTAGGGCAAGCGTCACGCACTATGCGTATCTTAGGCTTAACCTTGTCACCTTCAACCCTTGACGCCATCAACCATTCCTTGACACGACGCCATCCAGCCTTACGGTCTTTGACTGCACGTACACAAGGCAAGCCCTTCTTCCACCAAATCTCAACAGGGTACTCACCAATGCGTTGTGCAGGATTCTCAGGTGGGAATGTATTAGCCCAGTCAAAGGCAATAGCCTCTAACTTCGTATTCCACTTACCTTCTTTAAACCGTCTATCAGATGCCTCTGCTAACTTAAACTTCTCCAAGAGGAGAAGAGCATTCTCGGCTTGCTTACTTGATACGTGACCTGCTTCATAGAACTCACCTATGACGTAGATGTTCTCTTTTTCATCAGAACAGTAAAGGATGAATGCAGCTGGTGAACCTGTACCAAAGTCGTGGCTTGCCCAGAATCTCCACCAAGGCTGAGTATCAACAGAATCGACTACGTGCCAAGGCTCTCCGTCTGGACCATATTCCCTAAAGTCACCGAAGAACTTACCACCAACACCAACTTCATGCTGGCACTCACGCAAGAATGCGATGATACCAAAGTCATCTATCTCTCTTTGGCAAACCTCAAGAGACTTGTGGTCCCAGTTAGCCTCACCACTTTTAATCTTGTAACCAGTACGACCATCTTCTTTTTCAATAGGTATGTACTCTAGGTTCTCAATGGCAGGAACAATAGGTGATTGGATTCTGTTTTGTAACATATCTAACTCACCATTTAATACCCGACTCATTACTGAGTTAGCGTGAATTTTATTCTGTACAAAAACAATCGCACAATCGGTACTCTTCGCTGGGAGAATAGTCTGGGTGATAGTCTGAATCTTCTTCTCAACACGATTGACGGAGTCATCAAGCTCATCAATATCGTCCAAGATAATCATGTCAGGACGAAGGTTGTCTAACTTTACACCACGTGCGCCAGTGTCTAATCCAAACGCTAAGATATTGAACCCGTTGGCAGTACGTAGTTTTTCAGCATTCCAACCCCTAGAGTATCCATACTTATTGATGGCTCTCTCAATGCCACACTTCTCCATCGTATTCGCTATATCTGCAACGTGACGGTTAGCGGCATCTTGGGTTGAACACACATATAGAAGGAATCTGCGTGTAGCCTTGACTGCAATACGGCTAGAGATAAGCTCCATAGTAGTAGACTTACCACCACCACGAAACCAGCACTCAATAAGAGCAGGAGGCGGATTACCAGCCTCTATGCCTTCAGCCCATTCCCACGCACGAATGTGATGCCTTGCTAATGGTGCAGATGCAGCATGAGGAGCAAACTTACGTAACCACTTCTGATACTCAAGTTCCGAACCATCAATAGCATATGCCCTTGAATCAAAGCCACTTCCATCAATCACTTCATCAAACTTCTCTTGCATCGCCTCAAGCAATGCGACAGATAACGGCTTATTCGGTCGGATGAACTTCCTCAGTGCCTTGGGAGTTATCTTGGTATTCACCTGACTCTTCTGCTGCGCCATCTATTACCTCGGCATCTATAATTTCTTCTTCATATGACTGCTTATAAACAGTCAACAGTTTGCCAATGCCAGCCTTGATTCCTTGCCTCTCATCAGAGTTACTTACAGTGCGATTAATAACGTTCACAATCTGCATGACAAGACTGAATGCTTGGTCTACTTCAAGAGTATATGCCTTTTGATGCATCAACCGTTGTTCTGTTTCCACAATATCAGTACGTCGTTCAATGAGTTCAAGTACATCCTTTGATGCAGCAAACTCACTTAACGTATGACTAATAGCCTTACCTAACTCATCAAATAAATCCCAAAAGTCCTCTTGATATTTATGGTCAGCACAAGACTTATACATCTCTTGAATCTTTTTGTATTGGTCAAGACTAACACCTTCAGCAGCTGCTTCTGCTCTAATATCAAGAAGAGCAGTGATGTATGCAGTGTCATCTCGCAATGACCAAAGTTCAGGGTCTTCCCTAAGCTTGTCGATGCGGTCAAGCATCTTCTTACCAACATTACGGAATCTACCTTGGTTGCTACTTTGAAGACCTGTGTTGAATAATAACGAATTGGTATTGGCTGGTTTCGGTACTCCGCCGTGCTTTATACAAAATGCACTCCCCTTGACTGCAATGTTTCGACACTTCCACGTTTTAGAACCTTGCCCAACCTCTGCATCACAACACCTAATTAATGTGCCGTTACGGTTCTTGTAGCGGACGCCATCCGTTTCAGTAATAGGGTCAGTGATTTCCAACCCACCCTTCTGAAGGAACATCTTACGCTTATCTGTCAATTGTAGTTAGCACCTTTACCAGTGTATAATCTCATTATGTCGCATGAACAGGTAGAACACTACCGCAAGAGTAATATTCAACCACTAGATGTAATAGTTGACTGGGACTTAGATTTCTGTTTAGGTAATATTATCAAGTACATAGGACGTGCTGGCAAAAAGAAAAGTGCCTCCGAACAAGATGACTTGCAGAAGGCACTCTGGTATTTAGTTTTTGAGATTACTAAGTCAACATCTATTGCTGACAATATTGTTATAGCAGTATCTGCTATTCCATCCCAAGCGCACGACGAATAGGCTTACGCATTCCAGTTGGGTCAGTAGGCGTCAAAGGTTTATTTGCATTTGCAGCACGTTCCCTTGCCTGTTTTTCAGATGCAAGATAAGCATTCAACTTAGCACGACCAGCAGGATTAGTAGATGCTAACTGACCCTTCTGCCAATCATCGTAGTACTGAAGAGCCATACGCTTCATGTCATCTGACATACCCCTAAACTTTTCAGTTCCCTGCATAAGTTTACGAGCTTCACCAAAGTTACGACCTTTTTCAATGAGGCTAACGGCATATCCAGTCAAGTCTTCAATAGGCTTATATTCACCTTTGAGACCTGTCATATGCGTCTCGTGACGGTATGCACCAGGTGCAGTGTTGCCCATACCTGTTTTCATACCTTGTTGCATTTTGACACGACGGTTTTCAGATTCTTCGCGACGCAACTTCTCTAGTTCAGGAAATTCACCAGAACCTTTTTGTGTAGCCGCAACAACTGCTATTGGTAAAACAGCTTTAGCTTCTGCAGCTGCCGCAGCTTCAATGGCATATGGCGCGTATCGGTTGTCGAAAGGTTTTCGCAGACGTCGCATTCAGCGTGCTGCGCGCCGCAGGATTTCTCGTATCACTCGTCGCTTGTATCGCCGATCGAGACGAAGTCGATTTCTTAGACGGCGTCGCACCACGGGACGCCGCTTCTTCCAACGTGTAGGACGGAAGTCCAGTATTAAACCACGCATCAACAATGATTATTTCCGGTATACCGTTAAGGTTAAGATTGGAACTGTTTCTATCCGGAAGGATTCTGCTGGAGAGTCTCAGAATAATATCAGTTTTTTTGCTGTCAATGCTCTTAGATTGTTTGATCGTGTTCCTAGTCACGTTTACGCTTTTGAAGAGTTTAAGATTGGAACCATTAGATGGTCCATTGAACCTAGAACTGTGTCTACATCGAATGCTAATTGCCGTGTTAAGGGTGACTCTTTACCTTATTGTACTGTGTCCCGTGTTCATGTAGGCCACGTTGATGTTGGTGATGGTGATGGCAGTAATCCGAACTATAATTCGGACCCTAAGAAGCAAGGTGGTCAAGCTACTATCAATGTTGACACATTGCGGACTATCCCAGGACAAAAGAAGTTTGCTATTATGTCTAAGAGGCCTATTATGTTATATTCTCGTCCTACCGCCGTTGTGCAGCAGCACATGTTTGAGGATTCGACTAACGCTACTCCTAAAAATTATTCGGTTGATCGTAGCCTTGGGTGGTTGCCTTTTACTGATGACGCCAGGAAGCAGTTTGTAGCTGCAGTTTCTGTTTACCGCCCCGTTCTTGATTCCACCTCTGAAGTTGAGGTATGGTTTGATGTACATGCTGAGGCAACTGTTTATTTCCGTGGTTATACATCTTTACCTGAACCTTCTGTTCCCCCTGTGCCAATTTAGAAATAAAAAACAATTTTAAATATAAGAAACGTTTATTTCATTCCAAAATTCATCATAATCAAAATCGTCTAAATTTGCAATATACGTT